TCATTCACTTTTACATTATATGCTACATCATCACCTCCCCCAGTTTCGTGAATATCACTTTTAAAATCGTTAATTAGTGAATTGTGGCGGTCTGCGCTGTCTGGTTCATTGTGTGCGATTTTAATCATTGAAATGGCTTTCCCTGCTCCGCCTAGATTTCGTGTAAAATTCGGCGTCGTGCTATAATTAACATTAGTTCTAATTAATTGATGTTCGAAAAAAGGAAGTGACATAGTGGAATTTTGACTAGCGAAATTATTCATCGTGTCAATATCATAATATATATAATCGGCAATCAATTTAGGAGAATCTAAATCTAAATTAAATACTGGAAGAGTTCCACCCTGTGGGGTACATATTCTATGCGAATTAGTATCTTCTAGGAACAACTCAATAATGACGGGTTGGTCTATCATGAAAAGGGGAAGTTGTGTAAAACGAAGGGAACTAAAAAGCGTAGATAATTCTAGAACAAAATCGGATTCATTAACTAAATTTTGGTTTTCGTGAATCGTGGTTTTAACTTTATCACCTACTGGTGCTTTTCCGTCAGTGTCTAATGTTACCGCAAACTCTCGACCTAAATCATAAGATAACGCTGAGGCAATTTCAGTTCCATTTAATACCTGCGCATTAATACTCGGCACTTTTTGAGATTTACGGGCATTTACAAAACCTGATTTAATACGTTCTTTCCTTAGCGCTGTATCATTGCCTAGCATTTGGTTTTCGTAGGCACTTAGCAAACCATAGGAATCGGTAGAATCTAAAATAGTAGTTCCTGCTCGGAGTACGCATTTTTTGATTAAACCATAAACTCCCGTAGGAAAAGGAAAAAATGCGGGGTGTTCGGTTCCGCTTAATTTCATCGATAGAGAAATTTTACTGTTACTGTGTAGAATCCCTTTTCTATCCAATACGAACCGAATGTAGTCATTTCGTACCACTTGGGCGTCTAGAATGCTTGTATCGACATTTTGTGTCTGTTGAAAGTTCTTACAATTGGGTTTTAATAAACTTGGAACTTGTGCCTGGGTGCATCTTTTAGGATCGGCAATTAAAGGATTCAACGCCTTAATTTCTGAATTTAGATTTTTTGACATATTATTTATTTAATATAAATATTTTTTATTAGAAAGAATTTATTTTATTATTAAAATAGATTTAATAAAATCTATGGAAAAAGAAGAAACTAATTAATTAATTAAGGACTTTAACACCCTCTGGCGAAAACATTAAAGTATTTCTAGTATGAATAAACATATAAGCACTATTAGGAAAATCAGTATCTAAATCGGTGGTGAATTGAACTGTGAAATTTCCACCTACCATATTAAGTCCTTGGTCACTGTAATAATCCATCCGAAGTCCTACACCATATAAAAAATCTCCTTTCACTTTATCCGCGTCATCTGCGAAAGACTGCGAAAGATTAGTATTAATGGGTGAAACATCAGTATTCGAGAGATTGGCAAAATTTCGTACGGCGCTAATGAAATTACGTGTAATCTGGGAATTAAACATTGTTTGGTCGGCGGCTTCATTATCTTCTATGGGGTATTGTAGTTGAACTTTGACACCATTCTGTAAAAATTGTAAATCTTTAATAACCGCCGGGGAAGTGGCCGATTTCATAACGGGAAGATTTCTAGTTCCTGATCTAGCATAATTATTCGTATTTTCACTAGGAATAAAAGTAACCCAAGCACCTAACGTCTGAGATGTTCCAAGGTTAAAATTGAGAGTAGCAAAAGCACTATTGATTACCGAATAATATGATTGAATGCTATTATACATAAACTGAGTAGGTGGTTTCTGAACTCCGGTAATCATTCGTCCACTAAGATGTACATCGCTGAGTTCATATGTGGGCGCTGTACCGGTATCGGCACGGAACGCCTGACTATCTGGACATAAATTCAGTGAAATTACTAATCCATGCATAAGCGGAATAGGATTTTGCCCTAAAAACAACCCGCAAGGAAGTTGAATACTGAAAAATGAATCCGTGCCATCTTTTACAATATCAAAATTGTTTCCAATGCTTACGGAACTCAACCGCTGAACTGAATCGGAACTTAATAATTGATGTTCACTCTGTGTTACTCCTAGATAGGAAGAAAGGAAACGCTGATAAAATTTAATCTCCTCTACTACCTGACTATTAGATGCAAGAGAAACGGTTAGTCTATCAAAAAGTGAATATACACCGAGACGGGGGTCTAAATTGGCGGTATTAGCCGATATCTCATTTCCGGCGGAATCTTTACAAGTTAATCTACCGCAAAGTCTAATAGATGAACCCTGTACTAATGCATTAGGATTTTGTGCCATTGTGAAGTTAATGAGTGGAACACCGCTAAATTTGACAACCCCATTACTGGGATGGTTGGATGGTAATAAGTTAAAATATTCTGACATTATTATTTATTTAATATAAATATTTTTTATTATAAAGAATTTATTTTATTAATAGATTTTAAAAAGAACTATATTTTAAAATTAGAAAATTACATTTACCCCCGATGTGGTGATTTCGAAACGTCTTACATGAACTAACCAACAATTAAGAAGTTTGGCTTTACTCGCCGATGCTCCATAATTTAAATTTATTTGAAAGTCTTTTCCTCTCGTGTCATAAATTTGGCCTTCTAGTGCTAATGCTCGGGGAATAATACAATTATGTTTAATGTGTTCGAATGAGTTACTAGGAATTCCCGCCATAATTACTGATTTTTCAAGTTCAGTTAAATACTGCCCGTCATATACTTCCAAAGTTTTCGCCGTTTTTTCAGTTGATACTGCCCGGTCAGGCTGTAATTTTGAATCATATTGCCACTGGTAATTTTTCAAGTGATCCCATGTTCCACTAATAGCATTTCTAAAACCATTATATTGTTCGATATTTGTCGCTAAATCCGCTGTCTGGTCGGTTACGGGAACAACAAGAATAGATTTTGCCATAGAATTACTAAGATTTAAATGAACTGTTGCGTTAAGATCAGTAGCAAGAACTGAATGTCTATAATTCTGCGCGCATATACAATTATAAGCAACTTTTCCATTTTCTTTTAATGCTGACATCATTTGATTACTATATGCGGGTGTAGTTAGGATTTCCTCCATAATCATTTCTACATTTGAAACCGTATAAGAAGGCGTTTTCGTTTGGTCGGCGAAACTAGTAGATTGAATAAATGCTCCACTATCAATATCTCCATCGGTATTCACTAACGAGGCTACTGTTAATTTAATAAATGCTCCGTCAAGTTCAATTTTTTCAATTGTGGTTTTCGGGGTTATACCATCAATAGTGATACGCTCACCTACACAAAAGGGTACTCTGTCGGGGTCTACTAATTGATTATTAGCATACGATAAATAAAGTTGAGTCGTAGGAGAACTGGCGGTAGGATATCCGCTCCAAGCCGCACCGCCCCCTACATGTGACAATTTCGGGCAATGGTCTGGATTCGTAGCATTTCTAAATAATTTAAATACTTTTTGAACTGGCGAAAGGATAAATTCCCATCTCATCCCACCCATAAGACGATTAGGTACGATAGTTTTAGAACTCATAATACCGGTTTTTAGTTTTAAGCATATTCTAACTTTATTATAAGTTACTGCTCCGTCTGTGTCTTTTCTAAAATAAGGGTTGAATTGTGTATTTTGAAATCTAGAATTATTACCACCTACCCAAGAGCGCTGATCTGGATTATAAGCAACTACTCCCTCGGTGAGTCCATCTTTATTAATACGTGTCTCTGTTTCACTATATAAAGTCTGAACATTAGCCCAAGTATAATAATTAGGATATTCTTCTAGAAGAACTCCCGCGCGATTAAAACACCGAACATCTTCTAGAAGAACCGAAGCACCGATTAAAGGGTCTAATTGAACTAAATAATTGTATTCGGGTGAATTAGTATCTATGAGTAAATCGAACTTTAAATAACTTTGCTGTGGATCAAAAAAAGCCAGGCTCTCATCGATTTCAACCACTATTTTTTGGCCAGGTTGATATTCTAACCCATTCTGTGAAACGAAAGATATTGAATTCTGTCCAACTTTAATTTTTGGTTTTGACGTAAAAATATTTGACATATTATTTATTTATTATAAATATTTTTAATTGTAAAGAATTTATTTTATTAATATAGATTTTAATTAATTTAATTAAAAAGACCCACTTTGTGATATCATTTGAGCCACTGGATGACTAACATTACTTACTATTCCTAGTGTAGAAAGTGACGGATGAATAGCCGAACTTTGCGGTGTTGGTGCTTGTTGGTTTGCTTTTTGTTGTGCTAATTGCTGGGCTTTTGCTTGTTTTTCTTTCGCTTCTTTCTTTTCACCGAAGAAATCAAAAATACCACCTGCAAGGTCTAATATTCCACCTAATATTTCACCACCCGGAACAACTGAGGCAACATCTCCGGCGAGGCCTATTACATTGGATATACGTTCCTCTGTATTATCTCCTAATGCATTCCATCCCTCACCTTTTGCTAAACCTTCAATATCTGACGTGCCCACTTCTAAACCGCTAGCAATTGACAAACCGGCACCGGCCTTTCCTAGAATATCGCTTGCTGTACTACTTGCGGTTTTTTCTATATCTTCACCTGCACCCTTTACTAATGATTCGGCACCATCACCTGTCAAATTACTTATCGATTTCTGAACTGGTGCTTTTGTTAATACTTGTTTGGCTCCGGCTACTGCTTGACGTCCCATAGTTGCTACTTTATCGCCTAGAGATGTTGATTCTTCTAATGCTCCACTCGTTGCCTCGGCTAATGAACCTCCACCCTCTGGGTCTGCGTCCATCATTGCGCTTTGTAATCCTCCGGGACGATTTAAACTACTGGCTACTCTTGAAACTTCCACGGGGTCATTTAATCCATTTTTTGCTAAATTTGCTATATTCTTTCCTAAATTATAAGTTGCTTTTCCTCCTAATACGGCTGCAACGTCATCCTCACTAACTGGAATTCCTCCTATAAGTTCTTTTTTTCCTCCTTCCGTTTTTATAGATTGTTTTATAGATGTAATTTGGTCGGTAAAATCTTTTTGGTCTTTATCATAAATTCCCCTTTTTCTAATATTATTTGCTTCAATATTTACATTTTCTGATGCTAATGAATTAGATAGTTCATTTTGAGTTGAAACTAAATTAGAATAATACGATGACATATTTATTTTTATAAAAGATTTTTAATTTAAAAGATTTTTTTTTATTATTTAATTATTTAATTATCTTACTTGTTTTTCAAAAGTAGCATATACGGTTACGGGATTATCTCTAAGTTTCATGTTAAAATAATTATAACGTTTGCGTTCTGTTGCTTCATAATAATATTTATAAAAATCAGTATCTCCATTTTCGAAGTTACTTGAAAATTCTTCGCTCATTTCTGCCAACATTTTTTTATTTGGGATTGGGTAACCTATCAATACGTCTGTTAAATTAGAACGACTGATTTTTGGTAGAGATTTAAAATGTTGTAATGATAAAATAATATCTGCGTTAAAGTGTCTTGATTTGGTAATAAATGATGTTAGTAATGAATTTTTTTTCATCGAAGAATCACCTATGCAATCATCGAACACGCATGCTATATGTGGCATCTCTGATTTTGAATATTGCTTTTGACTATCTATAATTCCTTGTAGTTTATCATCTGTATATACTGTATCGCATTCATAACGTTTTCGTAAAAATCTTGACGTGGAGCACTGCTCGATAGTAGGACTAAATATATACACTTTTTTATACATATCTTGTCCTAGTGCGTCAGGGTGAAGAAGAAGCCACGAAATAATTGTACTTTTTCCTGTTTGACGTGGTGCGAATAATCCTAATACATACGGGGATTGTGGAAGGTACGGGTGAACTTGTTTATATTTTTTTTCATTCTCATCAGGTTTAACTGGTGTTATTTTTAAACCTTTTATTTTATTATTATTATTATTATTATTCATTTATTATATTATATGAAAATATATTTATTTAATGTTTTTTTATTAATTAAAATGATTAATTACCAATAACCCGCATATAAATTTTCTTCTGGGTCTTGAACTCTATTAATAATATTATTTATGGGATTGGGTGGGTCTTTTAATATTTTATTAGGTTCTTTTTTTATTTGCTCTTGTTTCTTCTTTTTCTTTTTTTCTTTATATTTTTCAATGCTTTTAATTGCTATATTCTCCATAAAGTCCTCTAATTCTTCTGGATCAAATGATACTTTTTTTTTTGGGGTCTTGTTTTTGGTGGTCTTGGTTATTTTGGGTGGTTGTTCTTCTTCTGGTTCTTCTTGTTCTTCTGGTTCTTCCTCCTTTTGGTTTTTTTCTAACTGTTTTTTTTCTTCTGCTAACTGCTTTTTACGTTCTCGCATTTTTCTTAATTGTTCTAGTTGATTCTTCCTTTTTTTTGTAATTGTTGGTTTTTTTGTATTTTCTGATTTTTTATTATCTATACCCTTTAAAATTTTTTTATCGGGTTCAATTATTTCTTCTTCTTCTTCTTCTTCTTCGCTTTCAGTTTGATTTTCCTCCTCTTTTTTAATTGGAATTACTACTAATTTTTTACATTCTAAATCTTCATTTTCTTTTTCTTCATCTTCATTTTCTTTTTCTTCATCTTCAAACATATCATTAGAATTAATATCTTGTCGTGGTTCTTCTTTTATTAATGTCTCTTTTTCGAATTCTTCATCGTTTTCTTCCTCTGATGTAATTAAATCTTGGGTTGTTTCTATAATTTCTGGCATTAGGTCATCTGTCGAATCTAAATCGTCCATTTTATATATATAGTATATATTTTATTTAATTTAAAAAATAAAATTAAAATATATTTTTTTGCCATAGATTTTTTTTAAATCTATTATGATGGCGAAATTATATGAAAACTTGCGCTAGTACTTGGTGATAAATCCAAAGCGTACCTTTCATCTTTTGTAACAATTGAAACATTAATAGAATTAATATAAATATCTTCTGAATTATTAAGATCTAAATACATTCGTTCGGGTGGTGTGTAAGTTCTTACTCCTAATGCACTAGAACTATCTACGCTTGACAAGTCCGTAAGAATTGGACTAATAATTTTACTTACCGATGCGGTTGAACCATTCATTGTATAAGTTGAACCTAAATCAATTCTAATATATAATACATCATTATTATTTAATGATATTCTTTCATTGCCTAATATTTGAACTATTTGAATGTCCTCACCATCTAAGGTAGATGTTGTTTCACCTCCTTTTTTAAATCTCGGTAATAATCCTAAAGCTCCATCAATCGTTCCTATTACATGGTAGAATAAATGTTTTGTATTGTAAGGAATTATAACTGTTCCCGCTGATTCGAAAGTATATCCTTTCTCGGAATCAAAAGGAATATATTTATATTTAAAACCTCCAGTACCTGAAAATAAACTTTCATCGAATTTATAACTCCAAAAATATTTTTCATCTTCCATTTCTTCAATTGATATTTCTTGAAGGTCAAAAACATCTGATGCCTCTTCGTCTGATTGTCCGCTAGTCCAAGTAATATTACTATTATAATTTTTAGATAAAAATCTAAATGATAAATCAAAAATAGTAGGTATCCCTGTGGCTCCTCCGGTGAATCCATTGCTCCATAAATAGTTACATATCCAACCAATATTACAATCTGAAATATCAGTAATTCCTCCGGTGTTAATTTCTAGCGGGTATATTGGTTTATTTGTTGCTGATAATAAAGTAGGGCTATCTGATAATTTTACTTTATGTGTTCCTTTAATAGCAATTTTAGGCACTAATTGATATGTATTATTTCCTATAGGTTTTAATTCTTGGGTAATAGTTTTTTTAACTTCTCCACTTGAATATAATACAATTCCTATATTGTTATTATCTACAATAAAAGTAACCTTAGTATCTGCACTCATTTCAACTGGTGTTCCATAATTATATTCTTTCATTGTATATTGGGTATCTGTTCCTGTCATTGGGTTGCCTACTAATTCCGCATGTAATTGATATACTTTCAATTCTCCACCTTCACTACTTACCGCATAATCAAAAAAATCTACACCTTCCGGGCAATCTAGAATATCACCGCCATCATATGCGTGAAAAGGCATTTGCTGGTATCTTTCGCCATCTGTTACACGAGTTAAACCTACTATAATATTATCTTCTGAAAATTCGAATGGAATTTGTCCCATCGCATTATTCATAAATCGGTCGAATTCTCCTACATTCCAATCGGCACTCCCGCCGGTTATTTCCTGAGTTGATGAATCATAACCAATATTTTTATTATCGGGGTATTTTCCTACAAAGGCGGTATCGGGTGGAAATTCATCCTCTACTGTATTAGTGTATATTTCCCAATCAAAGCTAATATTTTGAAAACTATTATTTTCATCAAAATTCGGTGTTACTTTCCATTTTCCGGTTCTATAAAAATCACCGCCATATATCGCATTTGGATTATTAAGATTATATTCTAAATTTTCGCATAATTGAGTTAATGAATATTCACCATCGGGAATAACTACAATTTGGGGGTAATTGACATAATTATTCATTTGTCTGCTAGTTAATGATGCGGTACTATCTGCGAGTAATGGCGATTTACTACCTGTTGTA